AATTGCTCTTGGCAACTTCTCAAGCAGATGAACTGCTAATTGCTAACGATCATCTTGACGTTGGTCCACAAGATTTCACAGATGGATACCTAATTGCTGTTGAACAAATGTATCTTGGTGTAGATCAACAAAACACTGCTGTATCCCAAATTAGCGTTGTTTTGGAATGCACTGTAGAGACCATGACTCAAGCTGCAGCAATGGCACTCGCACTTTCACAACAGTGAGGCGATTAACATAGCCACCAGAGAAGAACAACTCGCTCAAGCAGAGTTATTGCGTATGATTGCGGACCAACTTGTACGTGGAGCCGCCGTTCGTGCTGGTCTCCCTCCGGGCGTCGCTGCTGTCGCTCCTACCGCTGTAAGAGGCATCTCCGAGTTCATCGGTGAACAAATCGGTGTTCTTGGTAACGTACAATCAACCTCTTCTCCACGTAAGCGTGTGTCTCGTGCACGACGAGCAGGGAACAAGAACATGTCCAAGGCCCTAAAAGCAGCGAATGCAAAGTACCGTAAGAAGAACGGAGACCTTCGGGCTGGACGTACACAAGCCGATATTATGCGATACGCTCACAAACTACGGAGGAAGATGTAATGCGACTGACTGGAAAGAAACGTACTCTAAGAGGAACAGTGTCATTTCCTGCACGTGCTTCCAGTGGATCACCTGCAAACAGTGCAAAAAGATTGTTGATCCTAGACGATGGAAGAATTAACGTCGGTTACAAGATTATTGATTTCCACATTTACAATTCAAGAATGGCTTCTGAAGTCGGATCAGAATGTTTTGCTGCTCAAGCTCACTTGGCTTTATCCATCGAACCATCTGCTGCTGCACTACCTAAAGCATCGGATAATAGAGAAATTGCTTGGGCAACGTATCAAACTACAACAGAAGGAGTTTCTTCTTACGCGCTTACTGATCCTGATCACATTGTTGTTAGAGATTTACAGATTGTATTTCCTCAAGTGAAGAATACTAACAACATCGATGATGTAAATTACTACATTCTAATGGAAGAATACGAAATCACCGATACAGAAGCAATCATCAGCATCATCAAAGAAGAGTCTCAGGATGTTGACAACTAAAGCAGTTTCAGTAATGCCTGAATCAATACATCCTCGGATGAATTCTTCGTGAATCTGAATTGAAGGAACTCTAATACTTCTTTTGTCGTCATCATCTGCAAATTAGAATCTTCTCGAGATAAATAATTCTTCATCAACATGGAGATTTTTCGTGATCGGGATTCATTGAAACTTAGTACGTTGTCGAATTCGACCAAAAGCATAACAGGAACTGAAACATGTATCTGTGTGAACTTGGTTTTAGATCGTCGCTTCAAGAAAAGTCCTCCACTTTGAGGTCGTTTGCTAGATTTTCAATTGTTTTTACCAGGTCATTTATCCTTGTTTGAGTGATATACACTTGTTTTTTACATGCGTATGTCTTTAGATGTCTTGGATCGGGTAATTTACCCCAGTATTGCAGCAGTTTGTCAACGATTATGTCATGATGGGTCGGGTCCATGACACTCCTACGGGCCATTCTTACTTAATGATTAGCCAATCATTGCCATTTATTCCTTGATTAGAGCCATAGGTGTGGTACTCCGTACCTATCCACACCCTATTCCGTCATAGGACAATAGTTGCTGTTACTACATCATATTAATAGACCATCTCCTATCATCATAGGTTTATGGCGCGAACTGACAGTTTCTTCATACGAGCAAGCACATCGACAGACACAACCAACTTCGCACAAAACGCAATTGATCTTGGAGCATATGTCGATGCTCTAGGTAAATCCGTCCTTAGAATCCACAACATCTCCGTTCAATACGGCACTCCTATGGAAGTTATCGGCCTTCCTGCGGCCGGTAACACTTCAGCAGTGGCATTCCAATTAACTACCCAGTCACAAGCAGCAATGGTTGATCTAACCAACCGTAGCGTTGTTTCATCAGGCAAATTGCTCTTGGCAACTTCTCAAGCAGATGAACTGCTAATTGCTAACGATCATCTTGACGTTGGTCCACAAGATTTCACAGATGGATACCT